TGAGATCAGTCTTTTAACTGCATTGAATTGTATGAGCGATTTCGTTAAACGGCATCCTGACGGTCATCTTAATACGGAATTCGATTTTATCGAGTACGAAACCGAAGATAAGAAACTTTCTGCCTTTATTGAATACGAGGAGGATTGATATTAGATGAATGCTAGCGTTGGCTGTCTGGCTCTTGGCACACTTGTGCTGTTCTTCGTGGTGTTGACGTTCGCTTATGAGAACAGTAAGAAGATTCTGGCTCTTGAGAAGAAATTGGATGAAATGCAGAGCCAAAATGACTCTCACAGTAAAAATTTGGGTCAGTCACTGCTTTCAGTAGACAATGAGATTGCAAGGCTCAGGAGAACCATTGACGAACATGAGGACACCATCGGCTTTCTGCTCAAGGACAACTACGAGTTGGATAAGTGCCTCACACACACCAAAAAGAGGCTTGATTCCTCGGGAAACTGCTCCGACATGACATCGCATTTAGAGGGCATAGAAGACGCTCTAAGGAGCCTTGCTACTATTAGGACACGGGAGTACTTCGAAGCGTTAGATAGGGCTCAGAACGCGTCTGAGGGGCAAACAGAGGCATTCTGTGAGGATCATGTGGATAGTTGTGATCATGATGGCGACGAAGCGAGCGATTTGGCAGATTCTTCGGAGGATGAGACGCCTTCGTATCATTGGATTTTCCCTTCTGAAGGATATGGTAGTATTCGAAACTATCCTCGTATTGGGGACAGGTACTTTGTTATAGGATATGATAGAAAGACAAAGGAGGTCGTTTCCGGGTTTGGTACATGGACTGGAAGCACGTACGACATGGATGACGGGTATGATATCGTACAGGTATATGCGATCATTAGAACACCTTCGGCCAGTGACGTCATGAAGAAGGTGCTGGATATTCGGATGAGGGAGTGAATTTGGTTCTGAGGAGTTTCGAGGGAGTTCTGGGAGGGCGAGTACGACATGGCAAGGAAACTTACGGGACATGAGATGTGGATCGTGAGCTATGTGAAATGGCGCATGAGAAGGAATGGAATTCCAGAAATTTACAGGACATATTCGAGAGCTTTTCGAACTCAATTAGATGCAAAACGGCAGTATCGTGCTATTAAAAACGCGCTGATTGATGGTGGTTACAAGCTGTCTGATATTTCCGAAGAATGTTATAACGAGTGCGAAGGCATACGAGGTAGTAAGAGGGTCCAAATAGAGGAGCGAAATTCGACGCAATTTATATTCCTGTATTTGGTCAGAAACGAGCCACTTTACGACTAATTTTTGAGGGGTTTTGCAACTTGCAAAGCCTCTTATTTTTTCACTTTTGTGAAATTTTTTGACGAAGTTCGGATACTTTTTGTAAAAAAGTGTGAAAAAATGGGTCATTTTTGGGGTCAAAAAAGTGGTTCCTATTTTTGTTAAAAAATGGCCATTTTTGGGGTATTTTTTGAAAAAAGTATCCGAAACGAAATTTTTCGAAACCCTGGAAGGTATTATTTATCAACGTTTTCCGGGTTTTTTGACTTTTTCAGGATATTTTTTATTTTTTCAAGTTACGCGTAAAAATACGTAGTTAAACTACGTAAAATAAAAACTAACTAGGAAAACCCAAAAAACAGCCACAAAAATTTTGTGGTTTTATTTTTTCACTTTTGTGAAATTTTTTGACCCATGAAACAGGTGCCAAAATGGGTGGATATTTGACGAGGTTTAGCGAGCTTTTTCGGAGGCCAAAAATCGTTCGTGAAAATTACAAGGCCTTTTATGAGAGAAGGGCGTAAATGTGCGTATTCTCTTGGCTTTACCTTCAGCCGTGATCGAGCGTCTGAAGTTGGTTTGGCAGGGGCCAGTTTTGGATGCGTGGAAATGTTTGCTATTCCTCCTGGCATTTCATTGATATCCCCGTTGATCAGAGGTGAAGCTGCTGGCGAGTTGATTCTCGTTTGCGCCCATCTCTCTTTTATTTTTGGAAAAATTATAGAAAGGTGGTCGTGATCATGTCGAAAGAAAGCAGTTTTCAGCACAACCTGATTTTCGAGATCAAAGAGCGACTGCCAGGCAGCTATGTTCTCAAGAATGACGCTGGATATCTCCAAGGCGTGCCCGACCTGCTGGTTCTCTACGAGGACAAATGGGCGACCCTGGAGTGTAAGAGAGACGCCAAAGCATCACATCGACCTAATCAGGATTACCATGTCGATAAGATGAATAAGATGAGCTTCTCTCGTTTTATATTTCCAGAGAACAAGGAGGAAGTACTGGATGAAATGGTTTCCGCATTACGACCTTGTAGGTAAGCACGCATTTCTTGGTGCGAGCAAGTACCACTGGTTGAACTACGACGAGGAGAAACTTCTCGAATCGTTTCGGCGATCATTGGCTGTCGAGAGAGGAACTCGATTGCATGCCTTTGCTGCCGAATGCATCAACCTTGGGCAGAACTTGCCTGATGAACCAAAGACGTTGAATCTGTACGTCAACGATTCGCTTAAGTACAAGATGCGTGCCGAACAGGTTTTATATTACTCGGACAATTGTTTCGGAACGGCAGATGCTATTTGTTTCCGTAATAAGAAACTTAGAATACATGACCTTAAGACAGGTGAAATACCGGCACACATGGAGCAGCTTTTGATATATGCTGCTCTTTTTTGTTTGGAATACAAAGTGAAGCCCGGTGACATCACATTCGAACTTCGGATCTACCAAAGCGATGACGCTCTGGTCTGTAATCCGACAGCCGATGATATTCTGCCAATCATGGACAGGATCAAGACGTTTGATCGGATTATAGAAAAGGCAAAGATCGAAGGAGGAGTGGACGATGCAAGTTGGCGTGTTTGATATTCTGATAGAAAAAGAGCCGTTGGTGTCCGAAGATACGCTTCGGCATTATGGTGTTGGCCATTTGAATGGCGGGAACAGTGGACGCTATCCTTGGGGCAGCGGTGATAATCCTCTGCAGCGTATTGGTGCTTTCAGCGACAGGGTTAAGGCACTGCATAAACAAAACATGTCTGATGATGATATTGTTAAGCTTCTCGAACTTCCGAATCAGAACGCTCTTCGAATTTTATATCGTGCTGACAATAACCGGCGAAAAGCCGAGCAAATGGCCCGCATCAATAAGATGGTTGCTAAGGGAATGGGAACGACGGCAATTGCCCGCGAGATGGGTATTGCGGAAGGAACTGTACGCAGCTTGATGAATGAAGAAAGTCAGGCTCGTGCACTTGCCGCCACGAATGCTGCCAATGAGATCATGAAGGCCGTTGACGAAAAAGGAATGATTGATATTGGCGGAGGTATTGAGGAAGAGCTCAACATTTCTAAAGAAAAAATGACCGAAGCCATTGCTATTATGCAGCTCAATGGATATCAGGTCGTTGGCGCTTCCCTACCTCAGGCAACCAATCCTCAGCAGCGTACCGTATTGATGGCAGCCATTCCTCCTGATAAAGACCCGAAAGAAGCGCAACGTGAACTGTATGAGCACCCCGAGAATTTGAATCACATGCGTGATTACACGATGCGCGAAGATCCCGATGGAAGCGAGCATCTTGATAAAAAGTTCGAGTATCCTGCTTCGCTTGACGGCAAGCGGGTTTATATTCGTTACGCCGATGAAGTTGGTCCTGATGGACATACAGGTATCGAGCGTGATGGTGTGATTCAGCTCAGACGTGGTGTTCCGGACCTTGATCTTCAGGGAAGCCATTACGCACAGGTACGAATTCTAGTTGACGGTAACAAGTACCTTAAAGGAATGGCGATGTACTCCGATGATATTCCGGACGGCTACGATGTGGTATTCAATACCAATAAGCATCCCGGCGATAAAGTTCTGAAAGACATCGGAAACGATCCTGATAATCCGTTTGGTGCTACCATTAAGGAAGATGGCGGACAGTACCATTACACCGATCCCGTTACCGGAGAGCGAAAACTTGGATTGATAAACAAGAAGAGTGACGAAGGTGATTGGGGCGAATGGAGTCACGAATTGCCGGCTCAGATATTGGCCAAGCAGCCGAAAGAGCTTGTTGAGAAACAGCTGAAATTGGCAGCTAATGATAAGGAAGCCGAATTGGCTGACATCATGGCCATTGATAATCCGACGATCAAACGGCACTTTCTTAACGAGTTCGCTAACGAATGCGACAGCGATGCTGTTCATTTAAAGGCGGCTGCTCTTCCTAGGCAAAAATACCAAGTGATATTACCGGCACCTGGTCTTAAGGACAATGAAGTGTTCGCTCCGAACTTTGATGATGGTGAAACCGTGGCTTTGATTCGTTTCCCTCATGCTGGGCCTTTCGAAATCCCAATCCTGAAAGTTAATAACAAAGCAGAAGGCCCTAACCATGATATTACTAAGGGTGCTAAGGATGCTGTCGGTATTAACTTCAAGAATGCCGAAAAGCTTTCTGGCGCAGACTGGGACGGCGATACTGTTCTTGTTATTCCTTGTAACAGTAACCGAACGAACACGCGTATTAAGAATCAGGATACTTTGCCGGGCTTGAAGGATTTTGATCCAAAGATGGAATATCCTGCCGTACCAGGCATGAAAGTCATGAAAAAAGGTGCCATGAAGCAGAATGAAATGGGCCGAGTTTCAAACCTGATCATGGATATGTATCTACAAGGCGCTCCTGACGATGATATGGCTAAAGCGGTTCGTCATTCGATGGTAGTTATTGATGCTGAAAAGCATAAGCTAAACTACAAGCTCTCAGAGCAGCAGAATGATATTAAGGCCCTTAAGCAGAAATATCAAGCTAAGCTCGACAAAAACGGCAAAGTAAGATATGGCGGTGGCGTAACGCTGCTTACCAGAGCAGGAAGCCGCTTTGATATTCCGAAAAGGCGTGGCCAAGGCCGTATTGATCCGGAAACTGGTGAAGTAATTTATAAAGACGCAAACGAGACTTATCGTGAAACCAAGCTTGTTAGGGACAAGGATGGAAACAAGGTTCGCGATCCTAACACCGGTAAGCCGATGCGTGTTGCCACAGGCAAGATTAAGCTTCGTATGCAGAAATCGACCAAAATGGCCGAAACTAAAGACCCGTACGAGCTGTCAACAGGAACTCCGGTTGAAGAGCTTTACGCTGGATATGCTACGAAGATGAAGAACCTTGCTCGTGAAGCCAGAAAGGCCATATTTGGCGAAGATGGAAAGCGCATCAAGCTCGAATACAATCCTTCAGCGGCTGTTGCTTATAAGGACGAAGTTCGTGAACTTGAGGGTGCCCTTCACAATGCCAGACTCAATGCTCCAAAAGAGCGTAAAGCGAATGCCATGGCTACAGCAAAGCTTAAGGCTATGGAAGTTGAGAACTGGGACATGAGCGATGAAGAAAAGAAGAAGATCACCACTCGTGAACTTCGTAAGTATCGTGATGTCTACGGTGCGCATCGTGCTAAGATTACGATCTCCGATAAGCAATGGAAAGCGATCCAGTCTGGTGCAGTTCATGACAACGTGCTTCAGGAGATTCTTAGATATGCAGACGTTGATCAGCTTCGTTCTCGGGCAACGCCCAGATCTCGTACAGGCGAGATTTCGGAAGCCAAGCAGCGTAGAATTGCTAACATGAAGGCTAGCAACTATACGAATGCTGAAATTGCCGCGGCTCTTGGTATTTCCGTGTCGACAGTCAACAAGTATGGTAGTAAGTAAGAAAGGAGGATGATATTGCGATGGCAAAGTTAGTGGCTTTGACTACGGTCGATAACCCTTATAATCCATTCGATGATTTCGAAAAGTGGTTTATGTTCGATAACGTTAAAGGGTATGGAACTTGTTCGTATTTGGCTCGTATTGCACGAACTTCAGACGCATTGACTCCTCAAGAGAACGAACAAGCGCTCGAAACTGCCATTGACGAGATCATTAAGCTCGATGTTCTGAATATGTATCGCAAAGAAACAAAAGAAGTGTCTGATCAGGAAACAGCCGAATATTACGAAGTAGCCAATTGATATTCATTAGGCATATACATGATTCGTTCAGTCATGTTGTTGCATAGACCTCCGAAAAACAGGCTTGTTTGGGTGCTTTTGCTGTGGAATCATTGATATTCCGTCACGCTTAAGCGCTCAAACAAGCCTGTGAAAACGGCCTTTTTGTGTTCATTGATGTTCGTAGGTTGCGTTATAGGCTTCAATATCAATTGAATATAAATCGATGCGCTATATAGTCGTTCATATAGAGCCTATTTAATTGATATACCCGCTTTCGGAGGATTCGTATTGGCTTTCTTTGACACGTGTTGGTAAATGATTGATATTCAAGGCTGTTTTGGCACTTTGGCATGTTAGTATTGCACATCTCCATTGATGTTCGAACACCATCCTAATTTTAAGCATACTTACAAGAACTATAGATCGCAATACAATTCTTTCTATTACAGATTGATGTTGGAACGCTAATAGTCATGCATATGCTATTGCAAGCAAATGCATATTAAAACAAGAAAAGTAACTCATTAATGCTGTAAAATTGCTAATTACAGTACAAATGACCATTAAATAGCCTTAAATGGCCTAAAAACGCCTTTCTAACGCTATTTATTGATAATCGCAGTCTGTCTTGCTTTTTAGCGATAAAACGCCTTATTTGGCCGTTTTTGGGCTATTTACGCCCATTATCATATAAAAGCAGGCCTTATGTGATATTTGGGTACCCGGGGGGAGGGGTCTCCAAAGCTACACCCCCTCTGGAAT